TTTTCCATCTCCAACAGAACCGGCGGATAAAGAATCTCCTACATATTGGACTATAACTTTATCATCTACAAAATAATGAGCGCTCGCCCCTCTTTTGTTGTTTTCTACATAATTTCTATGGGCAAGAGCACCGGCTCCCCTACTAGAGTTGCCGGTGTCATGTATTACTAAATACTTAATCCCCACTTTTCCACGTGAGCGATAATTTCTTCTTATCGGTCTAAATAAAAATTTCATTTTTTTCTCCAATCTTCAATATCCATTTTGTCAATATCTTCTTTCGTTCTCCTGAAAAATTGTCCTATTGATTTTGGTAAAGTGTTAGGTGCAATGATATCATAATTTTCAACAATGGAAATTGCGTATGTGATTGTAATTGAATAGATTAAAAACACAGCAATTCCGCCATACCCCATAAGCCATAAATAAGGACAAACTAAAAACACCAATCCAACTACGGAAAGGTGTTTTAAAATCCCTTTTAATCCTACTTTACTATCTAAGTCTTTTGTTACTCCAGCTTTAATATATCCTGAAATTATATCAAGAATTACCGCTAATATAAAAATATGATAGTGACTTATATGTTCAATCCTGCTATAAGCTTTTATTAATTCATTAATTCCTATTTCCATATATCATACCTCCAATTTTATATTATTTTTTAAATGTTATTGATATTTACAACTTCCACTACTAAATAAAGATTCTCTATTGTCTTATATTCCATGCGGTCACCTTCTTTTATTCTATTATCAAACTTTATTCCTCTTAAATACTTAAACAGAAGTATTTGCTATATAACTTATATTTGCATATACCGTTCCGGTTTGATTTCCTTTTTCAAAAATTGTTAATTTCCCATCTCTCATTCTTAAAAGTAATGATTTTGACGGGTCATTCCCTGATTTAAAAATTCCATTGAACGGTATACTAGAATACTGCCCATAATCTTTACTATAAATTGGTAAATGTTCTTGGGGTATATTACAAATATCAATAAAGCTTCCATTAGTTAAGGTAACTGATAATGTAATTAACAAGTTTCTCATATATCCTAATGCATAACAAGTTACCCCATTACCTAACTCAATTTTTTGTGGCACACTCGCTTTATTTTCCTTTAATTCTTCTAGTGCTTTTTGTAAGCTTTTATCACCACTTGCATCTTTAACTATTGCTAAATTTGCATTGACACCTTCTAAATTAGATAGTTTCTTATTCCAAGTAGATTTCTCAGTATCAGTTACGGTTCTATGAGTTGAATCTTCTCGTAATTCTGATATATTTTTAGGTATTTCAGTCTTTTTTGCATAATCGCTTAAATCAACTTTAGTATCTCCAATAATTTCCCATTTTCCACTAATCCACATATATTCAGTGTAATAATTATTAGTGTCATTCTTATTTTTTAAAAGATAAATAACATCTTCTTTTCCAGTGGAAGGTAAAGAAGTGACAACTTCTTTTTTAAGTTTTGTAGAATTATTAATTAAACTTTGAATTTCTGATTCTGTTTTGAAATTTTTATCATTATTTAATTGAGAAATTTTAGTTGGGATTTTATTTTTATCAGCTTTATTACTATCTAATGAATTAAACTGTTTTTTGATAAAATCAACATGATAAACCTTATCGGAACCTGAAGCATTTACATCTCCTGTTATTTGAGATTGACTAACCTTATCATTCCATTTTTCTTTTTCAGAATCAGATACAAATCTTTTAGAACTATTTTCAGTTATCATACCTGCGGGGTGACTATTCGGATGCACATATTTATTTGCTTCGTCTTCTATATTTGCGAGTTTATTTTTTTCAGAATCTGAAATTAATCCTTGACCTGGTGCTTTATCAACTTTATTATTATCCAATTCTAAAATATTTTCTTGTAAAGCATTTAAATCATATTCAGTAAAATTTCTAGCAATAATTGTGTCTTTATCCCAAACTGAAGCTTTACCTTGAAAACCTCTAACACAACCTACTAAAATATTTCCATTTATACTTTCATATTTTATTGTTTCAGCATTCCCATCGGTTCCAATAACTGCAACATTTGGACCTTCTGGAAAAACTGCTCCATCTGCTACTTTTATACTTGTAACACTAGAATCAATCGTTTCAACAAGTAAAGTAGCAGGGCTATTAACTTTTCCTTTGTACATTTTTTTCATACTGTATAATCACCTCTTGATTGAACAAAACCTTGTAACATTAAATCTATAGAAATATAAGCTAAGTCATTAGGAATAATTTCTATTGATTGCCAACTTCCTCTTGAAATTCTTTTTTTATTATCTAATAAATATTTGGTAACATCATATTCCCAATTTGTAGAACTAATATAACCTCTTGATTTGCCATTAACTTTTATTTCAAACCATTTAGGTGAACCAAAAGTATATATTCCAGGGACTATTCTATGCTCATGATTTGGAATTGTTATTGTGTGTTTATGGTCGGGAATACTAAAACTATGAGAATGGTCTGAAATACTAAAACTATGAGAATGGTCTTCAATTCTGAGATTGTGCTCGTGATAATGTGTTTGCATAAAACGAACATAACCTTTGCCCCCACCTTCAACATTTACTGTAACCATACTTTGATCGACATCAGTTGCACCGTGAGTAGTTCCATAATCTCCTCCTCCAGCAGAAGTTGAACCATAATCTCCTCCTCCAGCAGAAGTTGAACCATAATCTCCTCCTCCAGCAGAAGTTGAATCAACATAACCTCCTCCACCTTCGGTTGCTTTGGAATAAGCTCTAAAAGATTCAAGCTTTACTTTCGCTACAACCTTATTTATAACTCTCATTTCATTTGGGATAAAAAAGTTAATTTCTGCACCATGTTTTGAATCGGCGTTAACTTGTAGAGATTGAGCATAAAGTTGGGTGGCTCCTTGAGAATAAGTCATTTCTATTCTTTGGCGATCGGCTAAGTCTGCAATACTTGTAGCAACTGTTCTTGACTTATTCGCAATTGTAATTGTGGTTTTTTTAATATCATCATATTCATAACGAATTCCAACCACAAAATCATCAAAAGAATCATCTTTGTCTATTATTCTAATTTTACTCCCAAGACTTAATTTTTCTCTAACATCTATAGCTTGATAATCGACTTCATATTCCATTAAAGGTTCTTGGAATTCTTCAATCATTGCTTTAGCTGCATCTCGTAAACTTTCTACATTTTCATATCTTCTATCAATCCAAATTGTTTCAATTATTCCATATTTATCAATAATATTTTGAGGACTTTGTAAATAAGGACTTCCATTATTTATATCTTTTATTGTTAATTGATTAACTCCCTCTCCATAACCTAAGGGATAAATTCTAGTGAATAATTGTTTAGGGTCTGAACTTTTCGTTAATCTTAATAAATTCTTATTTGCTTGAATATAAGCATCGGGTTTTTTAGACTTATCTAATTTAATTAAGTTAATAGTCCATGGATAGTTTTCAGTTTCAAACGTCCACATATAACCTTCAGCTAAAGGTTTTGGAACTGAAAATAAGGCCGATGCTAAATTTTCATTTTCCCAACAATATTCGAATTGTCTTGAAAAATCACATCTGCCTAATTTCCAGTTTTTAACTCTTTGTTTCTTTAGAATAAATTCAAGAACTTCTTTTGTATAAGTTCCTAAATTTCCTATAATCACATTTCCAAAAATTACATCATTTAAAAGCGTTGCTAAAACATGCTCACATTCAATACTTAAAACTTCCATTTCTTCAGTTTCTACAACTTTTGGTAAAATCCTATATAAATTTTCATTACATTTTACATAATAAAAGGGTTTTAAAAGTTTTACTTTAGAATCATTATTAGGGATTTTAAAATTTAAATAATTTATAGAGTTGATTTTTATATCTTCTACAATATTAAAGGCATTTTCTAAATATGCAATCCTTTTTAAATTTTTATCAAAAACTTCAAGAATCATAAGAAGCACTCCCTAAAAATAATTTTCCCTTTAATTTTTTTATTATTAGAAGAAGAAATTTCAATAGATTCAATATCTCTAGAAAGATAAATCCAATCCCCTGAAAATTTATCTAAAGCATTTTCTTCATCAATATAGACTGTATATTTATCAGAATCTATTTCAATTCTTTTACCAGACGCATTAATTTTAGTTATCCAATTATTTAAAACACTTGATTTTAAATTAGTTAAAAGCTCCTCAGAATTAACATAATCTTTGATTAAAATATTTTTTCCAAAAGTTGAACCTTTAATATATACATTTTCAAAAAGATTAAAATCAAATGTAGAATCTAAACCTATATAACAAGAAACTTTAAAATCATTATTAACATCAATTTCAAAATCAATATTTTCAGCAAGTTTTACTTTACTCAAAATACTTTCTTTAAAATTACTTCCAAGATTTATAAAAAACTCTAATTTAGAAATTACTCCTAAATCCGCTTCTATATCAATATTTTCAGGAATTGATAATGTTAATTTAATATTATTAGATAATCTTTCATTACAAGTTACAGTTAATAAAGTATTTTTAGAAAAATTTATTGTAGTTTCATATTTTTCATAACAATAAACTGAAATTTCAATCTCTTCATCATGAGAACCTGCAATATTAAAACCAGATAAATTAAAGGGTTTTAAATTATTCATTTAATCACCTCAATTTAGTTAATTGCGAACTTTAAGGCTCCTGTATCAGCTTTTGGCATGTAACCTCTTTTAAGTTCTTTTACAATTCCTCTATCATAAATCCATATAGGCTCGCCATTTGTTTTGTTATCCATAACCGCTGTAAAATTCCATACTCCCCAATCAGTAGAAGGCCTATTAAAAATTACTTCATTTGAATTTGAAATAATTGATTGACCAGAAGAACTTTCTTCTGGGGATTTAAATTCTATTGCTACTCTTTCATAATTATCTCCAAGAAGCTCAGCGCCTCCGTTTTCAGGATTTCCATTAAATAAAGCAAGATGAGGTTGAACTCCTTGAATGGATTCACCCTTGAAAACATGAAGTAATTTTTTCTTATAAGTTTTGGATAATTGACCAGTTGAGAAAACAACAACTTCTTCAGCCATTAATACTGGGGATTCTCCACTTCTTATATCTAAATCTTCAACTAATTTTCCATAAGCAAGCATGTTCCCACCAAGTTTTGAATCAGAAATTCCAATATAAGTTATTGTTCCGGCATCCGTTGATGATTGTGGAAAATTAATTTGATTTAAATTTTTTATTTGAATTTGGCCATCGGATTCAGAAGCATTATTAAATTTTATAACTTGTCTTTCATAACCTTTATAATTAACTTCAACACCTTTACCTTCTTCTCCAGGATTTGTTATATATAATCCAGCATAAACTTCATTCGGTGCAGTTAAAGTTATATTTTTCATAATATTTAAAAATGATTTTTCTAAATAATTTGTAGCATACATTTTTATTTCCTCCTATAAGTTGTATTGATTGTTATATTTTGTAAAACTTCTTCACTCTCTAAAATAATTTGACAAGGCGCTTTAAAAGTTCCTCGATATTCAATTTTATTTAGACCATTTTTAATATCTACAAAAGAAGTTTCTCTATAAGCAAAAGGTTCGCAAATAAATTCTAAGGTAAAGGTTCTTATATTCGCTTTTGGGAATTCAAAAATCTCTCCACCTTCATAAATTTCTCCAACATAAAATTTATCAGGCTCATCCCATAAATATAATTTACCTTTACTTCCTAAAACCATAGAAATTTCTCTAAGTTCAGATCGCTCTAAAGGTTTTAAAATATCACATTCAATTCTGATAATTCTTTCTTCCCAACATTCAGCTCCATAATCATAACGGCCATTTCTTCTTGGGATTTGAATTTTACGTTCTCTTTTTGGTGGTAAAATATAATCAACTTTTACCACCTTCATATTAAATTTTTCAAGAAAATTAATTCCTCTGAATTCAAAAGAATCTCCTAAAATTTTTTTATCCGCCATAACGTCTTCTCTCTCTTTCTATTTGAGCATTTAATTCCCTTCCATAATCTCTAGCTTGATTTCTATCGTTAAAATTAGCTCCGTAAATATTAATTGCAATCGGTTTATAATCATTGTTTGTTTTTTGAGTATTTGGTAAATTTAAAATATTATCAATTTTAAATTTCAATTGTACATCTTCAAAAGCATCTTCAATTAGATTTTTACTCATATTAATTTCATCTTTTATTTTGTCAATTAATTTAAAGTTTGAATTATAATTATTAAAATCTAAATTAGATTGATTCAATAATAAGTTTCCATATTTCACGGCATCTTCAATATTTTTTCCAAGATAATTCTTAAGTACATCTTGACTGGCGCCTCTTTCAACGAGTTTTTTAAGTTGAGCTTCTGCCTTATAAATTAAGTTTTTATTCGCATCTTCAATTAAAGGTTCTCCAGATTTAATACCTTCGGCCATACCAGCAGATAAATAAAATCCAACTTCTTTTTTCATAAGTCTAGATGGTGACCTAATTTGACCAGCTCTCTTTGCTGCATTAACCGCATTTCTAACCGCGTTTCTAGCAGCAGCTTGAATTGCTCCAGAACCTGAAGAAATACCTTGAGCAATACCACTCGCTAAGTTCCTACCAACACTAACAAATTGACTTTTATAAGAATTTCCAGCATTAACACAATTTTGAAGTATTCTTTTTAAATTATTATCAACTTGACTTTTCGCATTATCAAAACCTCTAGCAAGTTCCTTAATAAGTTCTTGACCTTTAGTTTGGAATTCATTTTTCTTATTTTGAATTGCATTTATAGCATCTTGAATTATTTTTTTAACTGCATTATCAACTTCAGATTTAGAAGAAGTAACTCCAGAAGCAAGAGACTTTGAAATTTCAGAACCAACATTTTTCGCATCAGAAGATTTTGATTTTATACCTTTAACAAATTCATCTCCAGCGGTTTGGCCTGATTTACTCATTTCTTTAGATGCTTCACTTGCACCTTTTACCGCAGATTTTCCTAACTCTTTACCAGAGTTTTCAGAATCAGATTTTTTCTCTTTAGTCTTATCGGCATAAGTTTTTCCTGTTTCAGTACCAACTTTTGAAATATCATTTTTCCCGGTTTCTAAACCTTTTTTTGCAGAACTCGTTAAGGTTTTTGCCCCAGATTCTACTGCAGATTGAGAACTTTGAATTCCTTTAGCATAATTAGAACCTAAATCAGAACCAGACTTTGAAGCCTCTTCTTTTCCTTTGGAAAGTCCAGCGTTTACTGAAGTTGTGATTTCAGTTCCAGCTGCTTCAGATTCTCCAGATTTTCCTTTAATTCCTTCAATAAAACTTCCAATTATTTCTGCGCCTTTAGAAACTAAAGCTCCAGCTGCAGATGCAATTCCCGAAATAATTGCCGTTATAATTTCAGGACCTTTTTCAATTAAGGCTGGGATTCCTTCAGAAATAAAATTACTTATTGAACTTATTATATTTTTCCCAACCTCTATAAGATTTGGTAAATTTTCAACAATTCCAGAAGCAAGACTTTTTATAATTTCAAAACCAGCTTTTACAAGTTCAATTGCTCCAGTAACAATTCCAGAAACAATATTTTTGATAATTGTTCCTGCGGCTTTTGCAATACTTCCCGCTCCTCCTGAAATTCCACCTGCTAATTTTTCAATTAAATAAGAACCTTTTAAATATAAGGTTTCCGCGAAATCCGTTATAAGTTTAGTTCCATTTTCAAGTAAGGTTTTTATTGCATTTCCGATTAATTCAGGCGATTTTGTAATACCTTCTCCAATTTTCATAATTATGTTTGTACCAATAGTAAAAAACTTGGCTAAAGTAAAAGCGTTTATAATGGCCATAATTATTTGTGGAATATTTGCAATTAAAGTTGGGATTGCTTCTATTAATCCTTTTGCTAAAGTTACTATTATTTGAAAACCAACTTTTAAAATAGTCGGAAATTGTCCAAATAAAGCATTTGTAAACTCATTAATAAGTCTTGGTGCTTGTTCAATTATAGTTGGTAAATTATCAGCTAAACCTTGAGCAAGACCTAATAATAATTGAGCGCCAGCTTGTATTAGTTTTGGAACATGAGAAATTATCGTATCTCCAAGTTTAACTACAATATCAATCATAGTTTCTATAATTTGCGGTGCATTCTGAGCAATTCCGGTCATTAAATTTTCAATAATTGTAAGACCAATATCTAAAAATTGAACTGCAATATCTCCTAAACCTTCTAATAAAGTCGTTCCTATTTGAATTGCTGAATCAGTTATTTGTGGAATATTTTGTGAAAGTCCATCTAAAAGATTTTTAGTAATATTTATTCCTAGTTCTAAAAATTGGGGTAAAGCATCGGCTGCTCTTGTTACTAAATCAGAAATAGTTTGACCTAAAACCTCTCCTACAATTTGAGCTTTATTTCCTGAATTTTCTAGAGAATTTGAAAGGGTATCAAATAACGTTGAAGCTTGTTCTGATGATAATCCCCATTTCTCCATGGCCATTGAAACATAATCAGCTTTAGAATCAAACTGATCCATTTTTAAAACTGCTTCAACTAGGTTTATATTTAAACCATCAACGCTAACTCCGGCTGCATCTAAAGAACTTGATAATTCATCAGCATTAATTCCACGCATCGCAAGGGATAATTTATCAACATAACCAGTTGCTGTTTGAACCGAATCTCTTAAACTTGTATCAAAAGTTTTATAAAATGAAATTGATAATTCTTCCAAGGCGGATTTCATTTTAGTAATATCGCCTTGTAAATTATCATTCATAACGTTTGCCATTTCTTCCGCAGCGCCTTTAGAATTTTCAATTTCTGCTGCCAATTGCTCCCAAGTACTTCCTTCTAAAGAAGATTTTAAACCTTCATAAAGAATTCCAGCTTGTTCAGAAGTTAAACCAAAAGATTCCATAACATGATTTACAAAATCTTGTTTATCAGAAAATTGGTCAAATTCTTTTCCAAGAGCTGCAATATTTTCTTTAAATTCTTCTCCAGGACCGCCTGCTGCCTCTAAGGCTGTTGAAATATCATCAATATTAACTGCATTTGCAGCTAATAAACCAGAGACGGCTGCTAAATCTTGTTTATTAAAAACAGTATTTAACCATTCTTTTTTCTCTTGAGTTGTCATATTAGCCATTTCAAGGTTAATATCTTTAAATACATCTTGAAGAGGTCTCATGTTTCCTTCTGCATCATAAGCAGAAATTCCAAGAGCTGCCATAGCTTTTCCAGCCTTATCAGTTGGAGCTGTTAAACTCATAATTACGTTTCTAAGTTTAGTACCGCCTTCAGCTCCTTTAATACCATTATTAGCTAAGATACCAAGAGCGGTATTTAATTCAACAGTTCCTCCAGCTAAGTCTTTAGCAGTTCCACCAACAGTAAGAATTGCTTCTCCAAGTTGACCAACGTTTGTATTAGATTTTTGAGAAGTTTTTGCCATTTGGTCTATGAAAGAATCAGCATCTTTTATTTCAAGACCTAAAGCAGACATCGCATCGGTTACAATATCAGTTGCATAACCAAGTTCAAGCCCACCAGCTGCTGCCAAGTTTAAGGTTTTTGGAAGTAATTTTATCGCATCATCTGCACCATAACCAGCGAGAGCAATATAATTCAAAGCCTCTGAAGCTTGAGTTGCTGAAAATTTTGTAGTTGCCCCCATCTCTCTTGCTGCGGATTCTAGTTTTTTAAATTCTTTAGAACCAGCTTGAATTTCTTGCTGTGTCATTCCCATAGTAGCTGCAACTTGGCTCATTCCAGCTTCAAATTCAGAACCCACTTTTGCAGATGCTGTGCCCACTGCAACAAGAGCTGTGGTCACTCCAGCAATTGCGGCCGTTGCAAGTTTTGCTCCTTTTCCAGCAATTCCTTTAAGCTTTCCAAGACCTTGTTTAAATCCCGAATCATCAATTTTGGTATCAAATACTAATTTTCCATCGCTTGCCATTAATTCACCTCCTTTTTGCACAAAAAAATAAGCTTAGGAATTTTCCTAAACTTATTCATAGTTTTTTATTTAATTTTTCCATTCGACCTTCAAAACCGCTTTTAGTCCCGTCATCTTGTTCATATTTTAAAGCTAATTCACAAATTCTTATTGCCTCTTTATAGTTTTTTTCTTTTTCTAAGATTAAGGCTAAAATTTTAAAAGATGGATCTCGTGCAATCGTTCCAGCACTTTTAAAAATGTTGACATTTTTAGTAAATAGTTCTATATCTTCATAGGCATATTTTTTTGCTAACAAAGAATTGTGTATTTCTGGACTTCTAGGGTGATAATAATATTGAATTACTTGTATTAGGTAAAAATGTTTGTCCTCTATATCATTTGATTTTTCATAAATATTATAGGTGTTCACATAACTTATAATTTTTTGAGTCGTTTCATCTTTTCTTTTTGATTGAAACCACATAATCATATTCCATATAAAATGTAGTTGTGAACTATCTAAAAAATAATGATTTAAAATATCCATTCCCACCGAGAGATAAGAATTATATATAAATTCTTTTTCATCCATTTCAAATTTATCCCATAAGTTATTTAATCCAAGTTTTTCAAACGTTTTAGATGTTTTAAATTTAATATTTTTAAACATTGAAGCATCCTCCTTTATAAGGACATATACTATCATTCTAAGGAATTTATTTCAATCTTTAAAATAATATTTCTGCAAAATCAGCTTCTTTTTCTTCTAAAGTTCTTTTATCTTTCAAAGCATAAATTTTTTTCATTTCTTTATAAAACTTCTTTTCAGAATTCGACATATCGTTTCTAATTTCAATTGCTCTATATCCTACAATCTTTCTAAACTGACAGGTATCAGGTAAAGCATCAAATAAAGCTCTAAATTTCCACCAGTGAATTTTATCTTCTACAAGGTCGATATTATAAACCTCTTTAAAAGCTGCAAATATTAATCCAGCGTCTTCCTCATAAGAAAACACTGGATTTTCTCTTTTTTTCTTCTTTGGTTTACGAGGTGTTTTTCCACATAAATAGAAATTAAAGATTTGAGTTATCGCTTCTTCATAATTTTCTACATATTGGTTATCTAAATATAATTTAACTGCTAAGGTAAATTTCTCTGAATCAGAAATTGTCGTGTCATTCATAAGTTCTTCAAATAGAAGTCCATATCTAAAATCATAATTAATATTATACTTTAAAGAATCTATATATATTTCTTTAGGGACTCCATCAATCAGCAAGTTCATTTTTACGATTTACCGAATAAATCCTTTCGAGTTTGTTAGACCTAAACTCTGTAATTTCATCTGTAATATGACCAAGTAGATCAAGTAAATCTAATAAATTAATTTTTCTATTTTGGAAAATATCTTTAGTTGCACCGTTACCTAAAATAGTATCAATTGCTTCTTCGATCATTCTTATCATAGTTTCAACTGTTTCAGTTGAATTGCCTTGTTCCCCGATTTTTACTGCATCTTTTGCAATTGTTATAAGCTTTTCGGATTGCTCAAAATTTGATATATCAACATTATATGTTTTATCTTCAATTTCTAATTTTAAAGTATTGTCTCTAAATTTAAATTTAGTCATTTAATTGTTCACCTCATTTTTTGTTTCAGGTTAATTTATAAATTATTCTGCTTTTTTAAATTCTGCTGTTAAGAATTTATCAGTAGAAGTTGCTGTTCCTTTTTCAGTATTAGAGTTAACTCTAAAAGTACCTTCATAAGTGTAAGCATCTAATGAACCACCTTCAGTATTTGGGATAACTGAATATTTTCTAGTTCTAGCTTGGAATTCACCCTCAGCAGAACCTTTTTTAGTAAAATCTACAACCATAATTTCTACAACTGCATCAGTACCAACAACTTCGTTATCGATCATTTCAGTAAGTTTATCGTGAACTGGATTTCCAACAAATTGGTCAAACGCAAATTCAATAGAAGCAGAAATACCAACAACATCAGTAGTTTCAAAAAGTTCGTCTACATATTGTCTTGTATATTCTTTAGGGTTTTTGGAAGTACTCATTCCAGTAAAACCTTGCATTCTTTCAAACTTATCTTTAACCTTCATAAAAGCAACTTTGTCGGCTCTTTGAACTAATTTCTTTTCATTCATTCTTATTAATCCTCCTTATAAATAAGTTTTAATTGTATTTGATATTTTGCCTTATCAGCTTCAGCGTCTAACAAAAATCCATTAGTTAAAATTTCAATTTTAATTGCTCCTTTAACCTCAGGTAAAATATAATTCTTGTTATTATCCTCAATCCATTTTTGAAAATCTTCAAAAAAGTTTGAATTTTCTAATTGCTGTAAAATTTCAGCAGAATAATAATTCATAGTAGTAAAGGTAAAACCAAATTGCTTTATTTTTCCTCCATCTACATATTCTTTATATATAGGATTTATAGGCTCAGAATAAATTGCATATTCTACAACCTCATTTCCAATATAATCAATATTTATTCTAGCTTCTTCATCTAATAATGGGCATTTATCAAAATATTTTCTAATAGCTTCAATTTTTTTCATTTTTAACTCCAAGTATCTTTGCGGCTCCTGCTAAAATATCTTTTTTATGATTTTCAACCATTCGAGCAAACCATTTATTTCCACGGCGGGGTGCTTCATGAAAATTAGCTTTTTCATAGTACCAACGTTTTGCGTAAGGTGTTTGCTGGACGATTTTACCTCCACCTGATTGAATATTAGGTGCAGATTTTAGAGTTCCTTTATCAAATGGCGTGTATGGGTCCATAAGTCTCATACATTCTGAATCAATAAATCTTTGAGCGGGTGTAAAATCTCTTTTAGTCGTAAGAATAAAATCTTTAAAAAATATCATTTTCCACCTACCTCAAAATGTTTCATATTTTCAGAACCATAATCTCTAACATCAACTGTAGTAATTAATCTAACATAATCATGATTTTTCTCTAAATCCTTAATAGTTGTAAATTCATCTTCAATAAGACCTTTAACAATCACATCTTCAGATTTTAAAGTAAAACCTTCTTTAGATTTTTTAAATTCAATTGGCGTTTTATAATCCTCACAAGAATAAAATGGAATATAAATTTTAGATTTATCAGCAGAAGTTAAACCAGATTGTAAAATATTAAATCCTTCAGAATCTTCCCAATGAACATTTTTTATATAAGATTTTTTATATTTAGTTTCTCTGTTTTCAATATATTTATTATAAATAGTAACATCACAATTCGTTAGCATTTATAACACCTCTATACATTAAACCGGTATGGCCAAAATAAACCTTAATAATTTTATAAATTTTACTTTCATTTTTTCTTTCAAGACTTGCAATTTTATCAATATCTAGAGTTAAATATTCAACTTTTTGTGAGCCAATAGATTCGGACTTTTTACCATCCGAATCAAACTTGGCCACTTTATTTTTTAAATCTTCATCTAAACTCATTAATTGAGCTATACATTCATCTACAAGAGATTTCATATTCTCATCAGAATAATCAATTCTGTTAAATGTGTAATAGTCAATTAATCTCTTGTAAAATTCTCTCATAATCAGCCTCTTGTGATAATTCTTGCGATTGGAATTGCCTTGTGATTTATAGTTTCTCCATCAGTAGAAGCAACTAAAGACCAGTTAACTCCATTTTTAAGTTCGTCATCAGTAGGTGATAGAGAAGCCATTTTCTTATTTGTGAAAGAAATTCCATAAGGTGCAAAACAATTTCTTTGTCTTGAATATAGAGTATCTTGACCACCATTTACTTTTGGATTTCTATCCATTTCAAATGGAACCTTAACTCCTGCATTTGTAAGTTCAAACGCACCTTTACCTAATACATAAGTTGTATAAGTTGTGTAGTTTCCAGATTCATCAGTAACTTCTTCAGCTGGCATAGAATCATCAATTAAGATAGTTCTACCATTTACAGTTCCCATTTGAAGGTTTCTTGTAACTCCATTGGCATCAGTATATTTTAGATATTCTAAAAGTTGAAGATTTTCAAGATTAGTTGCAACTTGTGAGTGCATAATAGCAAGAGAAAATGATTGTTTATTTTCTCCAACTGCTTTTTGAAGTGCATTATTTAGAGTTGTAACTCCAAAAGCATTTTCTTCTTTTTCTTTAGTAATATCTAATGTATGAGCATCAACAAATTCCTTGTTTTCAGTTCCTTTCATGGCAAAAATACCATCAAGAATTGCAAGAAGTGTGTCTTGGTCTATATCGTCCCAATAACCGGCAACTTGTCTTGCCACATTATCCATGAAGTTAACTCCGCCTGTAATATCATAAGAAAAATCCTTTTCAGTCCAAGCATTGGCACGACCTACAACAACTCTTGTGTGAGAGAATGTTTTTGTAGAATTATCTTCAATATCAGTATTACCATCATAATTTACTGGTTTTCCACCGATCAATCCAAGCATTGGTGTAGTTACAATATTTCCTCCAGTTTGTTCAGATAACATGGATTTAATTCTGTCATTAACTACAATAGCTCCAGATTTTAAAAGTTCGTTTCTCTTTAGTTTTGGAATCGTTTCTACATATTTTCCAAAAACTTCCGCATTAAAATATTTTGAATCAAAAATAGCTGGCATATTATTCCTCCTTAAATTTTAGCACCTGGATTCTTTTCTAAATATTCCATCATTTGTGAATAAGTCATATCCTTAACATTAGGTTCATTTACAGAACCAGCTCCACCAACTGAGCTTCCTTCAACTTCAAATAAATATGAATCGGATTCTTTCATTGACTTAATTTGATTTTCTAAATCTGAATCAAAATTTTTGGAATTCTTTAGAGCTTCTATATCCAATAGTGCTTTAGCCGCTTTAGGATTCTTAACTTTAGATTTCATTAGAGAATTTTCAATAGAATGATTAAGTTTTAAATCAGAAATTTCATTTTTATATTTTTCAACTTCAGATTTAATATTTTCATAATCTCCAAGTTCAGAAATTTTATTATTTGCAACCTCAAGTTCAGACTTTAAGTTGTCTCTTTCTGACTTAATAGAATTAATATCTTGACCATTTAACTTGAAAACTCCTTGAATTTGTTCTTCAGTTAATCCTAATTCCAATAGTTCTTCTTTTTTCATTATTTCCTCCTCAGGTTAATTTTAAGTATTACCAATACTAATAGAGTTATGTAGGTTTTAGGTCCTACAACCAAAATGGCGGGAATAATAGGATTTGAACCTATGTGTGACGGATTAATTAATCCCGCATTACCTAACTCTGCCATATTCCCATACAAAAAAGACCTTTTTACGTCATGTCTAGGACTAAAACGAAGGAGATTTTAAACAGTTTTACGACTTGCTTAGGTCAAAATAAACATTCGTCAATATATTTTTTATTCTTTAATTTATTTATCCATTTTTTAGGAACTTCCCATATAATTCCAGCAAGTCCTCCTGTCACGGCTGCTGTTGTATCTGTATCATCTCCAAGATTAACCGCTTTTAATACCGCTTCTTCATAAGAATTTGAAGTTTTAATACAAAATATAGCAGCATTTAATGTATTTATTACAAATCCATCTGAAATAATAGGATAATTAATATCAAATTTATTTAATAAATCACGTTTACCATTAACCAATTCTCTAGCAATATGAACATATTTTACACAAGCTTTTTTAGAAATTTCATGAGCGTGTGTAATAGCTGACACTGCTTCAATTTCTTCATCTGTAACATCTACAAAAGCTAAGGGTAAAATCCTCATTAAAGATCCATTCCCATTAGAATTAAAATCATCTAAACCATATCCTAAACTTAAAGCCTCATAAGTTGTATTGCCTATATCAAAAGTTTTTCCATTAGTCGTAAATTTATCTTCAAACGCCCATTGTTTAAACTTATCTCGTATATCGTTTGTATCAATATATCCCTTTTCTTGAATAGATTTACAAGTAGCTAAAGTCATACTTGTATCATCAGACCAGGTTCCTGGTTCTTGGTTCCAAGTACCCCAACCTACCATATCACTACAAGTAAAAGTTCCTCTTTTCTTAAATTCAAAAGGAACCCCTAAAGCATCTCCAACGGCGAGCCCATAAATTGCATTTTTAAGTGTCATATTCAATCCTCCTATATATCAAAGATTACCGGTTTCTAAAATAAATTCTAATCTTGATAATCCAGAGTCTGGATAATCACTAAAATATTTATCTAATTCAAAAACTCTTTTAATTTCATACAACCATCTTTTTTTAGATACATTTTTTGGAATTTTACTTTCAAAATATTTTCTTTTCTCTTCAAGTTCTTCTTTAGAATACTTATTACTTATAAATTTTCCATTTTTATAGTTTAAATAGTTTGATTTATCGTGCAATAATTTCCATCTTTCTTGATTAATCAATGATTTCCACCTCCAGTCTATCAAAATCTTTCTTTAAAACTTTAAATTTTTGTCCTCTATGAATTAAAAATTCTTTTTCATTAGAATGTTGTGAATGATCTCCAAGATAAAAACCTTTTGTGTTTTTTGGGGCCTTAATAACAATTTTATAATCTCCAAAAAAACTGGTAGCTTTCTCATCAATAGCACTACTCTTGTAAGTATTTAAAACATCATTTTTTGTCCACCATTCAAATTCATCAAATTCAACATATCTATATAAAACTAAGTCATCACCTAAGGTATTTTTATCTAAGGCTCTGTCAATTTCTTTAACTCTTTGAGCTGTTTTATCCCATTCAATATCATCATCAGAATATAAAGCATTTCTTAAATATCTATTTGTTATACCATATTGAGTTCCTGAATATTCCACTAAAGCATTTTGTTCACTAGGAAGTAAATCATCCCACTCTTTATTAAAGTGCTTTATTAACACATCCTCTCTTTTATCATTTATTATATTATAACATGTTTCGTTATTTTTTATAACCTTTTTGAATTTTTTTTGTTCTTGTTTAACAATTTGTTCCTTAACTTTTTCAGTAGTTTCTGCTTCTTTATCTCCAATAGCATTAAATAATTTAGCTTTTCTTTCATGCTTTCTTGCGGTCTTTTCTAAATTTCTAATTCTTTGGTAAGCAGAATGTTCATCATAAGTTTTTCCTTTATACTTAAAAGTTTCTAAGGTTTCATCGTCCCAGAATCTTTTACTCTTTCCAGGAAAATAAGGGTACCAATTATGGCGACAATTTACTCCCATAAATCCCTCAGCAGAACCATAACCAATATCATTTAAAGATAAATAATCAGGATTTCCACTTAAAGAAACAATTTGACCTTGCCATTCTTGATGAGTTGGTCTTGCTCCAGCGTGAGCAGTTAATTCCATTAAATCCTGGTCCATTTCTTCAGCATTTTTTAAAGAAATTTCAGCAGATAAACGATTCACACTAGAAACTAGATTCATTTTAACCGCGGCTTCTACAGAAAAATTTCTTCCAGATGAATATTCAATATATTCAAGACCTTTATCTCCAATATCTTTAACAACACGCCTCATAACTTCATTTCTTGCATAAGTTCCTGAAGTTATATCAATAACCGCTTGATTTAAAGTTTCCTTATACCATTTCTCAAGAGGCTTTCCAGCAAGACCTATAGTTCCAGTTAAATTATTTAAATCTTCTACTGATGATTTACTCATAACATCAATCATTTTTAAAACCGCAGGATTTTCTTTTAATTTTTTACCACCAATTGCATAAAATTTCGCATCTTCAGTATAAGATTTTAAACCAGCTTGATTAACTAAACTTCCTAATTTATGAGCCGTTATATTTAAATCTTTACTTAATTCTTTCTTAATATCTTTTAAATCATATCCAAGATTTAATAACGACTGAATTCTCATTTCAGACGTAGTTTCTGCAATCGTACAAGAAGCGTTTATACGCTTTACAATATCTTTTAAAGTTCTATCTTCTAAATTCCTATAATATCCTTGAATATTATCAGGAAGTTTTTTCATGTACTTCGGTGTTAACATTATAAATCACCACATAGGATGCAACAGAATTCAACCATATTTCAGCATAATCATCTTTATTTTTAATAACTATTTTATTATCTTTAATTTCAATCTCATCTTCAACTGGATAATCATAAATAACTCCAGATTTAAAAATAACCTTTAAAACTTTCATTCTTCTTCAGTCTCCTCTTCATCTTCTATAACATCAGGCATCATTTTCTGAGCTTCTTTTTCTGTAACTCCATATCTCCACATTAGATATTCTTCAGGTTTAATTAATCCCATAGAAACTTCTTGAAGTCTTATCTTTTGTTCAGATTCTGCGTCAACCACTAAAGAATCATCAAAAGAAAAACTTGCTTCATAATTAGCATTCAAATAAAAATTAATTACATTTATTAAGTTTTCTAAAGTTTTTTGAAGTTCCTTTTGAATATCTACAACAGTTGAATAACTTCTTTGTTTAGAAGCCTTAATTTCGGTTGCAGATTTCTCCACTTGGTCAACTTCTGAAATAGTTCCATAAGCAAGACCTACTGTAAATTCAATTCTTCTTAAAATTTTATTTAAACCGTTAAATAAAGAAGAATCTCTAATATCAGGACTAAAAACCTCATAAAAACCATCTTTTTGGTCTAAACCTAAATTTCTAAATAATCTTTCTTTACCATGAGGGAGCTCTCCGTTTTGTTTAACAACAGTAATATCAGCATCTATTGCAATTTCTGTTCCTTTAAATTCCCATAAAATTCTTTGATATTGTTCATCTGCATCTTGAATTAAAGATAAAGCTCTAGAAAAACAAGAAACTCCTTCAAAAGATTGTAAATCTAAATTATTTGCAGTAGGATTTTTAAAATAAGAAAATAAAGGAAAATCAACCTTAATTACTTCAGCTTCTTTAATATTTTTCCATTCATTAACCTCTTTTAAAGAAATATTCTTTCCTAAGGAATAATAATTATTTGATTCATAACAAGTATTTGTTATCTTCCAATAATCATTTACTTGTTCGTGTTCTTCAAGTCTTGTAAAATACCTTTTATTTTTATAAATTCTATCTATAAAAACAACATGATTAATCTTTCCAAACACAGAAAAACCTAAAATCAAATACATATCAGGCGTTAAGTAATTCATGGCTAATTTATCATTTAATTTATAAGGTTTTAAAATTAAACCACCTAAAGCTAAACCATATTCAACAAATTTTCTAGAATTTTCAATAACTTCTTGATAAATATCTAAATCTAATTCAGATTCAAATTCAATAGTTGTAAGTCTTGCAAGTTCAGACGAAATACTTGAGCATAAATTTAAACTCTCAAGATTTTCTCCACCAAGCCAAGGACTTTCTCCCCTATAACAATCAAGCCATAATTTATAATTATTATCTATTTCATTTTTTCCATACATCGCTCTTATTTCATCTTGAATCATTTCTATCACCCCCAGCTAAAAGCTTTTATATATTTTTCAAATGAATATTCAAACGCATCTAATGTATCAATATCTGAAGTTCCATCATCAAGTCTTTCTAAATCCAACTTATCAGGATTCCAAACCGCCATTGTTAAAGCTTCTTGTAAACTTTCAGTATCTTCCAAATAAAAAAATCGCCTTTCAGCGATCAATCTATTAACTATTCTTATTCTATCTACAATTTCATTCTTAATTGAATTTCTAACTCTAATATTTATGTTATTTTCTAATAAAGCATTTTGTAAGGTTTTAATCAAAACTTGCTCCGCAGAATCTGCATATATAGCAGTTATAGGACCAAAATTTCTTTGAATTTCCAAAACAAACTTTAAAAATTCCTTAACTAAAGAATTTGTATCATCAGGTTCTATTCTTGCACTTTTAAGAACCACTAAACCCTTATAATGGTGCGTTATTCCAGTAGCAACAAAAGCATGTTTTGACTTATTCCCTCCGAAGTCAACTCCAATATTTATGGTCATAAAATTTCTTATATTGGTTTTATATTCATTAATATTATCAGCAAATTGTCTATAAATTAAACCTTCTGCAACACTTCTTAATCCTAAAATATCTCTTCTATACCAAACACTATTCTTATCATATTGGTTTTTAATTTCATTTCTTCTATCTTCTGAAATGTTTATGTTATCATCAATAGTAAAATGTTCATAATTTACTTTTAATAAGTCATTTTTGATATACTTATCAATGTAATCAACATAAATCCAATGTTTTGGGTGTGATGGGTTCAAATCCCAAAAGAATTTTCTTGTTTTTGCAGCGGCCGTTCTGTTAAAAGCTTCTTTAATAGTGTCATTATGATGTAAGTTAATTTCTGTAGCAATCCACATTCCATACGAGTTACCTCTTATCTTTTTAAATGAATCGGCTTTAGCTCCTCCAGCAAAAATAACAATTTTTTCCTTATTTCCAGTATAAAGACCTTTAATTATTAAAGCCTCATTATCTTTATATTTAGACCATTTACATTGGCCTCTAAAAATATATTCAAGACCAAAACCATTAGCATCTCCAATATTTAATTTAGCATTAGCAACAGTAGAACCAGTAGCAAGATGAATTCTATCTTCTGATAACATTAAATCATGAGCAAAAGCAAAAATATTATCAACAGTTTTACCAGCACGAACGGCTCCTTCTGCTATATTATAGGTATTATCTAAACAAGCCCTTATATAATCAATATGCTTTTCTGAGAAATTAAAATTAATCGTCTTCTTTTTTGCCATAAATAGCCTCTTGAATTCCAGATAAATCTTCAATTTCTTGATTAATTCCCTTTAAAGTATCAATTTCGACCTTTAATTTCTCAACTTTTAGGATTTGTTCTTCTGTAGTAATATGTTTATTAATAAGTTCCTCATATTTACTAATCATATTAGTAAGATTTGTCATAGCTCTTGCTTGAGAATTTAAAAATCTCTCTTGACGGTCCCAAGCAAATTGAATTTCAAACTCTTCTTGGGTCATTCCATTAGGGAGTTCCTTAAAAGATTTTAATTCTTTAACTAAATACTTTTTAGATTTAACTTCCATAATTGTTTGAGCTCTTAAAATTGCCGCATATTGTATTTTAATGTTATCCCATAAGATCGTCTCAGAATTTAAATCTTTAATTCCATTGACAATTTCCATGGTTTCATCAGGTAAATATTTAGCAAATAAGCCATTTCTTTCTCCATTTTTTCCAGCATTATATTTTTTAGGACCTGTCGAACAACCTCCGTGCCATTTACATCTTCCAGTTCCAAGGTGATCCGTTCCATATCCAGCTGGCAATTTACAAGTCCCTTCCTTGTTTGTCTTTTTAGCTCCACAAACATTGGGTTTGAGCTGTTTAGACACCATTTTCACCCTCTTTTTATAGTCATCTGATTACGAATCAATCATTTGATTACACAATAAAAAAGACTTTCCCTAGAAAGCCTTTTACACTGATACTATTATACTACGTTTTTAAAGGAATTAACACCCCTTTTATGCAAAACTTGAGCCCATTTATAAGTAATTTTCATACTTTTAGCAACTTCTGTTAACTTCATCCCCAAAACATATCTTCTATAAATTAAAACAATTTCATTTTTATTTTTCATTTTTATAATTTTTTTAATGATTTTTCGTTTTAATTTCGCAAATTCCACACTTTTGTTTAAATATTCGTTCTTCATTTCTATAAGTTCTAAAATCAAATCTTCATTGTTAACCTTTCTCGAAGTTTGGACAACAATAGGATTTAATTTCTTATTTATTTTTGTGATTAAAGTTTCCAATTTCACAATCTCTTCTTGTAAAATTTTCATCTTTTCTTTAAAAACTAAAATCTCATTTAATTCATCCATAACGGCCTTTAAACTCACTTTCTTTTTTACTCATTGATTTATATTAGCAAAGAATAAAAATCAATTCTGGGTATGTTCTGGTTATTTTAAATAACGTTTAATATAATTTCACATCTTAAAAATCATAAAAACCTCAAAAAAGATTGTTAAATATTTAACACTACCTATATAGTTACTGGTTACTCTTTATTTATATTATATATATTTATTTATATTCTTTTTTGTACCATTTTCTAAAATATTCTAAGTATGCAGTAAAGGGTAAAAAGAGTAACCTTTTTTCCTTAACATATTGGAATCTACACATTTATTGAGGTTACCCTTTTCAAAAAAACATCAAAAAAGAGTAACTAACCAATTGTTAATCGACATTGAAATTTCAATATCCAGAGTAGGTTACTCTTTTTAAAAGAAAAGAGTAACCAAAGAGTAACCTTTTTATCTAAATGTATTTAAATGAAAAATAATTTATTTATTTATTAATTTATTATATTAACACACGAATACAAAAGGTTACCCTTTCACAAAATCTTCACAAAAAAAGTTACCCTTTTTTCTGTATCTAAATATAACTAAATGTATCTAATCATTTACCAAATCATACTCAGGTTTATCTATTTTTATCTAAGAGCTCAAAGTTACCCTTTTATATATTTTTTTATAATTATTTATAACTATTTATCAAAAAGGTAACCTTTTTTCTTTATCTAAATGTATCTAAATTTAACCATTTGTTAGTTTATCTAAATGTATCTAAATTTAACTATTTGTAAAAATCATTTTATTTTTTTATAATTAATTATATTTATTTGTAAAATAATTTTTTATCAAAAATCAACAATTTTCACAAAATCTTCACAAATCCATCACAATCCTGTGCTCCCGAAGGCTCCGGTGCCTCTAGAATTATCCAAATTTTCTGTAAATTCAGCTAAAACTACTGGTAAAATTACCAATTGTCCAATTTTTTGATTCTTATTAATTTTAATTTCACTACCTGAATTGTTAGTTAAAATCGCATGAATTTCTCCTCTATATCCTGAATCTATTGGAGCAAGTTCTGAAACTAATCCTCTACTAGATAAACTAGATTTTGGAAAAACAAATCCAACATAACCATCTGGTATTTCAAGGCCAATTCCAAGAGGAACTTTTACAGTTTCTCCTGGATTGATTGTATAATTTTCTAAAGAAAAAACATCAGCTCCAGCATCATTATAATGAGCTCTCTTAGGTGTAATTCCACCAAAATCTAATAATTTAATCTTCATATTTTACCTCTTCAATAGTTGGTATATCACCCTTGTATAACCCATGTAATTTAAGCCTTTTAAGCGTTGCTATCTGCTTTTTATTGATGGTTTTATATCTTATAAGATTTTCACCACAATTTGCCCACACAGAAACTGCTCCAGCAATTCCTAAAATCCAAGTTAGATAATCCCAATAATATGTCCTAGGGCGCATATCTGCAATTTCTTGTTCAGTTTTGTTTAATTTTCTACAAGCTAATTCTAATGCTTTTTTTTGGTGAGATGGTACCGCATATTCAACTGTTCCGTCTTCTAAAATTAGTACTTCCAGGTAGTTAATATATGTTTCCTTGTGCTTTTGAATGTCAAATTTTGAATACACGCTATATTCTTCTTGGTTTTTGTTGGTTTTTGTTGGTTTTTTAAATATCATAAAGTACTCCTAAATTTTTACATTTTTCAATAATATTATCCTTATTAACTGTTTTATATAAATAATCAACATTTTCAATTAATTTCATAATGTTAACTTTATACTTAATCTCATCTTCTACAAGATTAGATAATTTTTTCATGTCTCTTTCATAAATATGCATAGATCCTACAAAATGTGTCCACCAACCAACATCACAATTTAATCTATTTGCAATATATTTTTGTAATTCTGTAAAAAATATTGCATCATAAGGAAGTCCAAAATATAAATCGTTACTCCTCATTACTGTAGTCATATTTAAATAACCATTTCTTAAAATAAATTGAATTGAAATAGTACATGGTTCATCTTTTGTCTCAATAACATTTTTATTTGCAGAATTTATATTTAATACTGCTCTTCTTGAATTAGAATCTTTTTTTAATAATTCAATTATTTTTTCAATTTGGTCGAAGTCATATTTTTCTTTTAGGATATAACCATATGCAGAATTGTTTGTAACTCCATCATCAGAAATTTTATTCCACATATTTCCAAATTGACCAATAAATTCAGTAGAGTTGGAACCAGAAAAATACCAAATTAATTCAGCTAAAACATATTTATAAGAAATACCTCTAAGATTAATGATGTTATTATTAATAACATCTTTTACAGTAAAAATTACATTAGTTAATTCTTTGGTATTACCTACAGTTCTTCCGTTCTTTAAAATAACATTTACATAATGTTTATACATTTGATTTACATTTTTAAATTTCATATTCCATCACCCATAAACAATTTCTTGCTTTACTAGCATCTATCATTGGTGCCATTAAATTACTTAATAAATTAGTATCGTAATATTTATTGAGTTCATTAAAGGCTTCCAATTTCCAGCCTATAAGTTCTAATTTATAATCCTTTTGACTTGCAAAAGTTCCAAATCTATGTTTAATATTAAAATATTTTTCTAATCTCTCAGCGAGTTCAAAATGGTCCCATTCTCCTATTTCACCGTTAATAATGTGATTTTTAGCAGCCCCTACAGCAGGGTCATAATTAGGAGTAGATAAATAAATTCTAGTTCCTGGTTTACAATGTTTAACCATATTTTGTAAATAAGCGTCTAAATTTTCGTGACCGATGTGTTCTACAACTTCAAAACTTGTAATAATATCAAATTTTTCTTCTAGGTCAAATGGCTTACATAAATCCTTAACTAAAATTTCAACAAAATCTAAGTTTTTTAATTCTTCAGGGACTTTATCTCTAATATCGATACCTACAAATTTTTCAGGTCTGTATCTGTTTCTATAAAATACTTCTAACATTTCTCCAGAACCGCAACCCATATCTAAGATTTTTTGGCCAATTTTCGCATTTTTCAAAACGTGAGTCCATCTAAAATAATGAGCGAATTGGTCTCTGTGGTAAATGTGTTTTTCAAATTCATTTTTAGGTGTTAATTGTGTTTTATTATACATTTTGCTTCCTCCAAAGTTTCATTTATTGTGTGTTTACTTGTGTTAATTACTGGGATATTATGTTTCCCAGCATATTTTAAAAATTCATTATTTATATATTCTAAATTTTTTCTAACAACTGAAAATTCATCTTGTTTTAATCTAAAGTTTATGGTATCAATAGCAGCGGTCAAAACTATTATATGAATATTAAGTTCTTTAGCTTTTGCCATCAAATAATCTAATTCATATTCTTTTAACTTTTGAGGTCTATTAAATATCTTCGGATAAATCATTTCTCCAATTAAATTTCTATCAAAAATTACATCATCTTTTCTTAAAAATTGATAATAAAAATCTAAGTCGTTTGGGTCTTTATTTGAAATATGAATTTTTCCAAGATTAAATTCTTTAGCTAAACCATCAACTAAAGTTGTTTTTCCAGTACCATCACAACCTTCAATTATTATTCTCATAAGATGCTTCTCTTTCTAAAAATTCTTTCCAATATTCTCTTGAATAATCAGTATTCTCTACTAGAAAATCTAATAATTTATTAATATTTTGAGTTATCTTTTGAAAATTATTCATCTATAAACACCGGATAATTTTCTCTAACAATATCTTGAATCATACCCGCTAACTCTCTCATTTGAGGATGAGCTGCTTTTGATAATCTAAGTTTCAAGAAGTGTCTTAATTCTCTCATATTCATAGTTACAATGATTGTAGTAGCAACTGAACCTGGTAAAATATCTCTTGCGTCTTCTGGTTTAAAATTATCTTCAATTAATTTTTTATATAGAAGTTCTAAATCTGTATATAAATCCTCTAAATCATAAATATGACCCCTTGGGTCTATACAAGGAATAAACTCAATATCGTCATATTTAACATACCTTGTTGATTCTTGACTATAAGATGCTATTCTGTGTCTAACTAATTCATGAGTAATATTTCTATTAGTTTTAATTTTAAAAGTTAAACTTCCATGTTCTAAAACTGATTCATGGCCTAGTTTAATTAATTTTTTTACAAATTTTTCTCCAGATTCTTTAGTAAATTCTGATTTAGATTTATAACAAGTTCTTCCTGCTATTTCGATATTTTTTAACATATTTTCATAACTCAAACAATTTAATAATTTAACTTCTTGTTTACTTATCTTCATTTTTATCTCCTTTATATTTTTTCAATGTAGACACAATGTCAGTAAATATATATATTCCCGCCCATAACATTACTTCAATAGCAAAAATACAAAATAGACCTATCGTAATCTCCATACAAATTTTCTCTATCAAAATTAATCCCTCTTTTCCTCAATTTCTTTCAATGTCATCATAGAATAATTAGCTAAATCAATTAAGGTATCTTTAATTGCTTCTATATCGTTTGTTGATTTTACTAAGTTTTTTAATCTATTAGCTTTATGCAATATTTGAGTGATTGCACTAACTGGACCTAATTCTTTATATAATTCATGAAAACTATCTCCATAACCTTTATTTTTTTCTTCATAAATTTTTACTAATCTATCTGCGATTTCTTTCAATTATTTCAACTCCTGTTTCTTCTTTAATTGTTTGTACTATATCCTTTAAATTTAAATATCCTCTACTTATGGAATCATACATATCTAAAAATGCATCTTGATATTCCAATAATCTTTTCTTACCAAATCCAAATGTATCTCTTAAAATCATCATTGGGACGGCCATTGAATATTCTGATGCTGTTTTTATTGCATCTTTTTTACCTTGTTCATAGCCTTTTTTTACATATCCTTCTATTTGTTCATACGTTACAGTATAAATTGGTTTTTTCATTTTTTTATAAAAGTCTTAAAAACTTTCCCTCCTATCTTTTTGTTAACAATATCTAAATCTAAATTAGTTTTTATATATTGACTAAGCTTTGTATGGCCTACAGGATTATTTCCATTCATAAGACAAAATTCTTTATAAGCTTTATAAACATCTTTTGTAGATTTATTTTCAGGGTTTACTTCTTCTAAAAATTCAATCATGGGGTTATTTGTAATTTCATAATCTCTAAGTTCTTTTTCAATCTTTTCAGAAATAGTAAAGCCATTAGTTAAAACTCTTTTTAAACCTTCTAAACCTAACTTAATTAAATATTCAATACTGGATTCTTTTCTAAGTTTATATTTAATAAATGGGTCAAAATCTGGATCTGACTTTGAAAATCTCGCATTAAAAGGAATTATAATTAACCTATTCATTATGGCCGACGAATCTTGACCTGAACCAATTCTTGGAATATTATTTGCAGAGAAAATTAATTTAGAATAATTGTTAAAATCAAAAGGGTCTTGACCTTTTCTTTCAACGTTTAGTCTATCTCCTGAAACTAATTTTTTAAATATAGCAGTATCAGGAATATAAGAATCTCCAATATCATCTCCAATATTTGCAAGTTTTCCAAAAAGTTCTGCCGTTTTAAATCTTTGACCTAGTTCCTTTAAATCTAAAGAACTAATATTAGAATCTCCTAAAATATAAGCTATTAAATCTAAAAATGTGGATTTACCATTTTGAGTTCCTCCTATTAGAACAAACGCTTTTCTAAGTTCATTTCTTCTAAAGAAGCAATAACCAATCATTTCTTCTAATAAGGCTCTTATTTCTTTATCTCCACATGCTAATTTATTTAAGGTTTTATCTGTAAGTTCGTTATAAGCCTCGGAATCATAATTCCAATCAATTAAATTTGTAATAATATAATCAGGACTGAATTCTAAAAGTTCATTTGAAGTTATATCAAAAATTCCATTTTTAAAAGCGATTAAGTTTTCATCATGGCTTTCTTTAGATTCAGCAAGTAAATTTATATATTTTAAAGTTTCACTTCTTCTTGCAGAACTAAGTCTTGGAATATGTTCAATCATTTTTTTCTCAATATAATCATCATTGTTAAAATAAACTCCATTATGATAAACATGTAACTGATTATTTAACTTAATTACATAATCATTTGCTATTAAAAATTTTGCAAAATCATCAAACAAAAAAGTTTTATTTTTAAAGAAAATTTCATTTGAGAAGGCTTCATCTCTTAAAATAGTTTCAAGTTCATCTTCTGAAAGAGGTTCTTTTAAAATATATTCATTGATTAATCTTATAACTTCTCTTGCTTCTTCTTTATTAAATCCTGCTGTTTGTAAGGGTAAAATATAACCAAATAAAGATTGATTTCTACCCTCTCCTGCTTCTAAATTTAGAAAATCCATATTTGTATTTATTGGAATTAACCACTTTGGAAGCTCATCTAAACTTTCAGGATTTTTTAAAATTTTTCTTTCAAGTCCATCATTTTTTAAAACTCCATAACAATTAGTAAATCCTGATTTAATATCAGCTTTTAAACCGATTGCTAAATTTGCGTGAGTAAAACATTTTTTAACTTCTGTATTTTTAAAATAGAAGTGTTTACCCCTAGAAGTTTCGATTATTAAACTTTTTATTTTTAAATCCTGAATCATTTTATATAAAAGATTAGATTGTTCTTTATCGTCAATATCAATTAGAATAATATTTTTTGCTAAAACTCCGGCATAATCTCCTGAAATTTCATCTAAGGTTTTTAATTTTTTCACATCTTTAAAAGGCTCAATAGCTTTTTTGTTTTTAATTTCTACATACCCTTTAAAGATAGTTTCTTCCATATTTATACGCCTCTCTTTTTCTTCTGTCATTTTCTTTGTCCTTTAACTTTCTAAAATTTTTATATTCTTTACATTTTGAGTGGCAACCTAATTTTCTGTCTTGACAATTTAAACATGGAACCTTAATCATACGCTAACTCCAAAAAGTCTAAGTCTGTGTTTTGCAAGATTGATGTACCAATTTTTATCTAATTTTTTTGGAACTAATTTATCGTTCACATCTTCATTGTCTAAAAAACATCTTTCGGGCGAATCCGTTATTTTTCCATAACTTCCAGTCCTTGCTGATTTTTGAAAAATTCCTCCATCATGAATGGATTTAGAAGCAAAAATCCTAACACATCTTTCATTTAAAATTTTATTGTTATATAAAATATGCTCAAATTTTGAAGTAATTTTCCGAATCATCTGAAATTCTTTTAACCTATTTTCAGACCAAATTGTTTCCTCTACTGGAATTTTATTAACCAAATAATTGACGATTGCCCTATTGATAATTGGCAAATCATTGTCTAAATCATTTAATTTTTTAACAAATCCACCTTTTGTCTTGTAACCGTCTTCTGCAATAAAAACATAATTATTAACGTCTTTTTGGTAAATCTCCTTGAAGAAATCAAATTCAAGTTCTAATTTTGTTCTCCATTGCCACTCATCAGCAACTTCTTTTACTTTAGAAAAATCTTCATATTTAACTAAAATACCATCGGTATTACTTTGTATTACAGAACAATAAGGTTCTAAGTGTTCGATTAAATCCACTAGAAATAATTGACCATGAACGCAGACATTATTTGCCATTCTAGGGTCAAATAAACCGTTATACTTATCTTTCATAGCTCCATAGGTGGAATTACAGGTTAATTTATAAGCTTCTCGTTCTGCCTTTTTTCCAGCTGCTTTTAAATCCAAATTTTTTTGGTAAACCTCTTTAAAGTTTTCAGGTCTTGGTACCGACCTAGAAAGCAGACCATATTGAATCATTAGGCTTGGATAAAGACTTGTTACGTCCATCAAAACAAATTTTCCAGTTCCGTGATATTTATCAATTGCTCCATGAATTCCACCATAACCTAAAACATGAGGAACTCCTGCAATGTCAAGGTCAAGCTGAGTTTTTGTCTTTAATATTTTTCCCGATTTTCCTAAGGTATCTCTACTATAAGAATGATTATCTGGGTTTAAATACCAATCAATACAAATTTTATATTTTCTGATTTTTAAATTCTCTGGAATAATCAAATCAAATTCATCTTCATAATCTCGTTTTCTAGCTTGTAAAATCATAGTAGACAATTGAGTTTTTGTTTTTTCCATTAGGTTTAAATCTAAAATATGATTATTGGCAATTTTCGCTAAATCTAAATGACTGTTAAAAGAATTTTTTCTTTTGAGAAAAACTTCCATAGTTTGTTCAACGTCCCAGCTACAATAATTAATAGTCTCTTGGATTTCTTCTTCTGTTAGTTTTCTTTGAATATTAAAAGGAACTGAAGATTCTTTAATGTTATTTCCCATATATCCTTCAAGGGTTTTTAAGCTTGGGTCATTTCTTTCTTTTAGGTCATATTGGTATAAGGAAATTTTTCTAAATTCAGGAGAAATTTCCCAACCTTTTTTGTTTTGAATAATGATTTCATCATTGATTAACTTCGGATTCATACCAAGTAAAATTCCTTTTAAAATATATTGGTCATAATGCTTGGAATTCCAGCCAATCCAGAGTTCATTTTTATTTTCTAAGTAAAATTTTTCTAACTCTTCAGGATTGTTTACTATAATTTTCTTTTCCTTTTTAATTGGATTAATACATACAACAAGCCAATCATATTGAAAAACTTCGAAGTCATAAAAAATCATATTTACCTCCTCTATAGAGGGTATAAATTAATACCCTCTATGTTATTAATTATAACCTTTTATACCTCAAAAATATCTAGAACTTCAAAAGTAGAAAAACCTTTCTTTTCACCGTATTTTAATGCATATTCATATTTTCCATCAATTTCTTCAAAAACATCTAAAATTAAATTTGCATATTGGGTATAACTTTGGAATTCAACTTCCTTATTAGGCGCTAAAGCTCTTAAAATTTTATTAGCAAGACCAATTTGGAATGGTTGATTTATAACTTGGTTCATGAATAACAAATTATTATTGTAATCACCCGCTATAATTCTAAACCAAATACTAACCATTGGATTTCCACTTTTAGAAATTTTAAGCTCCATGTTGTCTACTTTTACTTCATAATCTCCAAGAGGCACTTCTACATATTCAGAATTTTCAGCCTCTTCAATTTTCTTTTGTATATCCTTATCAATTTCTTTATCAAATTTTTCCCAAATGTTACTCATACTAATTCCTCCATAATTGCTATTAATTCTTCTATTTTTTTTGTATCTACTTCATTATTATTTACATATTGTTCTATTTTTCCAAGAATATTTTCATCAAGATATTTTTCATTTATATAATCACGAGCTAATTTAACAAGTTCTTCTTCGTGTTCAGTCATATAAAAATTAATAAAACATTCTCTTAAATATTCATCTGCTTTTATAACGCCGTATTTATTTTTTAATGTTATATAATACGCAGCGGTTTTTTTTAAAAATTTTTCTAAATTCATTTGTAAACCTCCTCAAATTTTTCATAATCTAAATTAATTTCCTTTGCCCTTAATTTTAATCTACCACCTCCGAAAACTATTTCATCTGATTTAAAAGATAAAATTCTTTGTTTTTCATCAACATAAACCCTAGCTACAATATCAACCATTCCAGCAATTTTATTTGCAACCTTATCATTTAAATTAGGTTTAATTGCCGTTACTTTATCACCTGATTTTCTTGTAATATCTTTAGAAGTATCTTCATGAGAAATTAAAATAATATTTTCATAATCAAGATTCATAAGGCGTTTAATAGTGGATAAAAATTCAATTCTAACTTTATCCCAGGCTCTAAAAGAATCATCTGATTCGTGGGTAATTCCAAGTTGGTCATACATATATAACCTGCAATATTCGTATAAGTCTTCAAGTAAATCTACAATAATAGTTTTAAATGAATTTTCCTTTTTTTCTAGCTCATCTACTGCTTCCTTAAAAACTTGCCAAGCAAATTTTCTATGAGTTAATCTTCCTGTAACAGAAACCTCATCTTTAATTGGAATAAATGGCGCATCTACAAACTTAATATTTCCATCAGTATTTAGCATTAATGGATCAGGAAATTTATTAGCAAATGTAGTTTTTCCACTGAATGGCTTTCCATACAACCAAATAGTTTTTTTAGTAACTTCGTTTAAGTCCCTTCTCTTATTTTCTGGTAAAATCATTAAATCATCTCCTTTGTAACAATAATTTTTATATTCACAAAAATCGCAAAATTTATTAGGATTTCTGGGAAAATCTTTTGGTAAAGTTTTTGTAATTTCCATAAATTCCTTAACTTTTTCTGGATTGTATGGAATCTCAATTTTTTTAATCTCAAGCTCTTTTAGGGTGTCTCTTAACCTATTTCTAAATTGTTCTAGAGTTTCAGACTTTTTTTGTCTTATAAACGTTTTTTGGAAAAATAAGTAATATAATTTCTTTATTTTTTTACCAGTTATCTTTTCATAAAAATATTTATAAACATGTAATTGTCCTGAATCTAAATAATTATCAATGTTATTTGAATATTTAAAATCGTATAAATTACCTTCTAAATCTATAAAATCTATATAACCTTTATAAAAACTATTTTCTATAAGAATTTCATGTTCTCCAATTGGTAAATTTAATTTAGTAATTAAATATTCGATTTTAATCAATTCATTTTCAATTAAATCATTTGTTATATAAAAATTTTTATATAAATCTTTAGGATTAAAACCACTTTCGATAGCTTTATGAAGGCAAGTTCCAAGGTATAAAGGATTATTAAAATCCTGGTTTGGAATGGTTTCTAGTTTATCAATATATCTTAATTTAAATTTATAAGGACATTGCTTTAAAAGTTCGGCTCTAGAGTAAGACCATTTCATTCTAAACTTCTCTTGATTTCATTCCAATCAAGAACTCCACCAATTAAAACACTTCTTAATTTTTCAAATTTTTCTGATAAACCAACAAAACCATCATCTAATTGTTTATGGAAATTAAAATAACAATCTTTTTCAGATTCAGAAGAATTTAAATTATTAAAAATCCAATCCGAATCTTCTAAAGTTAACAAGCCATTAATCACATCTTCAAAAGCCTTTAAAATATGTTTAACTTCTTCAACATTATCTTCATCAACATTTGACCATTCAGCCCATAATAAATTATTCATATTTAACCTCCACTGCAAATTGTAAATATTCTTTTGGAATTAAATCTAATTCATCTAATCTCCATACTTGCTTTAATGTTTCATTTCGTTGGCACCCAAACCATCTAGAACCAGAATTTGTTAAGTACCATTGCTGAAAATCTTTTGTTCTTAAATTAGGAAGCGGTACAATAAATTTTTTAGGTTTTCTTTTGTTTAGGGGTGTTTCAACGTATAAAATTACAGCTTTTAAAAATTCTAAATCGATATAACAATCTAAACAAAAATCTACGGTTTTTTCTTTACATTCTGAAATTTCAATTACATTGTCAAAATATATTCCATAACTCATTATTTTTGTTTCAACATTATTCGTTTCAACTTCATAATCAAATTTATCAGCTAATTTTTTGAGCTCGTCAATTGTCATTATTTAACCTCCTTATTAGTTCTTTTAATCGATCAAAATCCTTTGGATAAATTACCATTGCAATACCACCTGCTTTTTTAATTTGTTCTATGTTATATTCTTGTAGGTCTGAAACCACACCTTTTTCAGCTTTAATTTCTAAACCTAGAAAATATCCGTTGCAACAAACTAACAAATCAGGAACTCCGGATTCAGTAAAATAACCTCCTCCCCAGTATTTTATAAAATAGCAATTATTATCCTTTAAAAAATCTTTGACCTTTTTTTCAAAAGATTTTTCTTTCATTTGATTTTCACTCTAAGATAGGCTGATCGTTTAGTTATTTTTGGGTATACGTCCAATAACTCTTCATATAACTGAGGTTCTTTATTTTTAATCTTTTTTAAATCTAAAGATTTTAACTCTGATTCAGCAACATAAGAAACTTTAATCTTTTCATTTTCAAGTTCTACATTTTCACAAGATGATTTAATCTCATCTAGAATTACTTTAGTAATTTTTTTAATCTTTTCTTCAATTTCTTTTTTTTGTAAATTTAAATTATATAATTCTTCTAATCTTTGCATTTTTTAAATCTCCTTTTTTAAATTTTCTAAAAGTGATTAGGATTAACATCGGAACTAATAACAACAATATATACGCCATGGAATTAAGTTTTATTTCTTTACCATCAGCTATTAATCCTATTACATAGGGAATAATTCCAATTGTTAAACCTAAAGTAAACCAATTAAGATATATCTTTTTTAAATAATTCATTTGTGTAATTTCTCCTTTGTTTTAAATTTTCATAAATATTTTCTTCTATTGAATTTTTGGTAATTAATAAATAGTAAAAACAATGTTTATCTTGACCAACTCTATGAGTTCTTTTTTTTGATTGCTCAAATAATTCACTTGATTCGGTTGGACTAAAATAAATAATTTTATTTGCTTTTTGAAGATTTAACCCCATAGACCCAGCTTGATACTGAATAAAAGTTATTGAATCTTCATACTTTTCATAGGCATCTAGATCTTTAATATCTCCATTTACATAAGAAATATTTTCTCTTGAACAATTTTCTTTTAATAAATTTAATTCTTCTTTAAAGTTATAAAAAACTATTAACCGATCGTTTGTAGAATCCACTAAATCTTTAAAAGCTTCAAGTTTATTTTTATTAAATAATCCGGTCATCATTCTAAGATATAATCTAAAAGTTAGAATTCTACTTCCAATATAATCCTTATTATTTATAGAAATAATTCTAGATTTTTTAAATTTTTTATATTCCGGATTTAACTCGCAGGAAATATTTATAAAATTTTGGTCTGGTAAATCTAAAACTTCTTCAGTTTTTAAAAATATAGCTCCATTGTCTCTAAATTTTTGCTTTAACCGATCGACGTTTTTATAACCATCAACAATTTTTATTGGTAAACCTTCAACTTGAATTTCTTTAAATTTAATGAATTGTTTAGCATAAACTCTTTTTGAAATATTCCAACCTATTAATTGAGCTTGACTCCACAAGTTTTCATATTTTCCAGAAACCGGTGTGCCTGATAATAAAATATTATTTTTGGATTTTAACTTTAAAATAAATTTAGTTCTTTTAGCTTTATCATTTTGAATTTGTGAAGATTCATCTAATAAAAGGGTAAAATCTTTTAATTTTAAAAGTTCAGGTCTTCTAAAAATCAAATCATAATTTATAATCCCAACCAGTGGTTCCATATTAGTTGGAAAATTAAAAAACATTTCATAATCATCGGGATTAGTTAAATTAAATAAAAATACTTTATAATTATCTGCGAAGTGACAATACCAATCATTGATTTTTGATTTTTGGCAAACTACTAAATTGATTTTTTCATTAAGTTGAATTAATTTTTCTGAACCAACAAAAGTTTTACCAAGCCCCATATCTAACCAATATGCAACTTTATTCTGATCTTTAGTTTTCTCTAAAATTTCTTTTTGATAATCAAACAGTTTCATCTTCATTCTCAGTTCCTTCAATTTTTCTAATGTAGTTATAGAAAGCCTCTTCTGAAATTTTCATTCTTCCTACTCCTTTAATCACTGGAAGTTCTCCAGAATTGATTAGTTCGTAAACCACGTTTTTATTTACTTTTAAAATTTCTGCAATTTCTGCAACTGTATAAAGTTTCATTAATTAATCACCTCCCTTCAATTTAAAGTTATAAATAATAACCTTTGGGTTAAAACTAATTGATTTCCATCGATTGTATTTATTAGATGCATCGCATCTTCTAAGTTGTCTAATCTAAACATTTCGCTTGTTAAGTCATTATATAAATCTTCTTCGTCATATTCTAATAACCAGCTTAAAGTGTTTCGGCTATTTTCATTCCAATTTTTAACAAGCTCTTCTTCTGTTTTACCTTCTGCATAAATTGCGTTTGTTAATACATCAATAATCTTCATTATAAATCTCCTTTATGTTATAAATAATAACCTCACGGGCGACCTTATTGTCGCCTCTCTTTAACTTAATTATATTATACTATATTTTTTCTAACTCGTACATAGTTTTTTGTTATTTTTTAT